GTGGAGATCCTGTTGTGCCTCCAATAGCAGTGCCACCAGGAGTAACAAGAACAACAGGGAATGTTGCACCTGATGCTCCAACAATCGCAACAGTTCCTGTTACACCAACGGCTGTGGCTCCAGAGACTCCAAAGATTGGAATGCCTGCTGTTGAACCACTAGGACCAAATCCTAGAAGAGTAATACCACTATCAATGTTTAGTCCTGAAAGAGTTCCTCCTGCAATTTGAACAAAGAGTGGAGATCCTGCTGTGTCTCCAATAGCAGTGCCACCAGGAGTAACAAGAACAACAGGGAATGTTGCACCTGATGCTCCAACAACCGCAACAGTTCCTGTTACACCAACGGCTGTGGCTCCAGAGACTCCAAAGATTGGAATGCCTGCTGTTATTCCTGTTCCACCACTCCATCCTGTAAGAACTACTCCTCCTCCTGCAAGGGAAACGGTTCCTGTGATTCCAATAGCCGTTGCTCCAGAGACTCCAAATACAGGAATACCAAGAGTATCCCCATTCCAAGATTTTAGTATAACAGGAACTTGAGCAGTAGGACCAAATGTTACTCCAATGGTTCCATCGCTGTACGATCCCTGAACAGTTACACCGCCACCTTCAAATACAAATGTTCCTTCAAAATTATCAAGATTAACAGTTCCTCCCGCAAGAACACCAAAGGTAACTGTAATTGGAAGAACATCACCAACACCCGATTGGTAATTACCAACCATCATATATCGTTGGTAGGTTCCTCCACTCATACCTGGAAGTTGACCAACATTAGTACCAAGGGTTAATCCTGATGCACCTGTTCCAAATCCTACGATTGTAATGCCCTGTGAGATGTCAAAATTCAAATCACCAAAAGAGATTCCACTCAGACCAGCGGCAAGATAGACATTGATTGCAGTTATTCCGTTAGGATCAACTGTGACAACTCCAGCCATTGGATTTATTGCATCAAAAAGCCAAAGATTTTCTGGTGTAGAGATGTTAACAGGAAACGCACTAGGAGCAGCAGCACTATTTGAAACGAATAGTTGCTCTCCGCTTGCACCCCAAACAACCTTTGAATAGGCAATATTTGCTGTTCTTCCGTCCAATTGACCTAAAACTGAACGATCTGCTGCAACATAGTTTGCAACACCTGATATAACACTTGCTGTGTATCCCTGTCCATATCCGTAGGCTGTAGGCATGACTTCTCCTAATTTAGGCTTGTTTTGGCTTGCTTACATATGTATAAATCGTGCTTGACTTTCTTTCGACCATTGCTATACTTCACAAGATCAAAAGGAGATTCTATGTTTGACGGTTCTATCAATTTTTCAACAGAAGTAGAAAAAAGAGTAAAAGGGAAAAATCCATCATATATTGATGCGGTTATGGATGTTTGCGAGGCACACGAAGTTGAGCCACAGGCTGTTGCAAAATACCTTTCAAAGCAAATAGTGGAAAAAATTAAAATTGAGGCGGTGCAGAGAAATCATCGTTTACCTGGCAAATCAAAAGAAAAGTCACCTAGACTTCCCCTATGACCCCTATGAAGGGATACGAACTCTTCCAAATATATCTTGGAGTGAAACTACATTTCACTTCCGATTCTTATGATTTCTTTCGCTTTCGAGGAAAGACCAATACCTCTTTTGAATCCTATTTAAAACGAAAAGACAAGTATTGGTTTGAACGACTATCCCGTTCATTTAAGGGCGAACCTATAGACTTCTTTTTTGCTCTTTTCTCTCATAATCCACACCAATGGATTGGCGAAATGATGGAGGGAGGCCACGAAGAGATCTATTCCCGATGGCAGCGGCGAATTCAGAATTTCACTGAAGAGTTTTCCGAAGATGTTAACACTCTTTGTCATTTAGCAGAAGGAAAAGGATTCAATTGGCTTTTCCAATGTCAAAATGGTCATCCTCCACTTCTACAGGCTGTCGTTCGTGGAGAGATATCACCAGAATCCTTTATCGTACTAGACGAAATCTTGGGATTCTTTCCACAATTTTCAAAGGCAATCGGAAGTGATCCTCTTTGGGAAGCAATGCAAAAACGATGCGACAAATACCGTCTGTTTCTGCGGTCAAAAGGAGTTCTTTCCAATACTCTAAAGCACAGAAAGATCATCAAACAAAAATTAGCCGATTCAGGAGTCGGGGCTTGACTACAGCCAAGCACACTATATACTATAACAAGTCGCATATAGCGTATACATCGTACACAAACAAAGGAGCGTACACATGAGTTTCAAGGATATGAAGAAAAATGCAAATGACAGCATGAAGCGTCTGCTCAACGAAGCAGAAAAACTGAAGAAGGGCGGCGGTGAGTCCTCCTATGAAGACAACCGCTTTTGGAAGCCCACACTAGACAAGTCTAGCAACGGATATGCAGTTATCCGATTCCTTCCACCAGTTGAGGGCGAAGACCTTCCGTGGGTTCGCCAGTTCTCACACGGATTTCAGGGCAAGGGTGGATGGTTTATTGAGAATTGCCCTACAACCATTGGTCAAAAGTGTCCTGTGTGTGAAGGCAACAATGAGTTGTGGAACAGCGGTGTGGAATCAGACAAGAGCATTGCCCGTGACCGTAAGCGCAAGTTGGCCTATATCTCCAATATTCTTGTGATTTCTGATCCTTCTGCCCCACAGAATGAGGGAAAGGTTTTCCTCTATAAGTTTGGAAAGAAGATCTTTGAGAAGATTGAAGAAAAGATGCATCCTCAGTTTCAAGACGAAGAGGCTGTCAATCCCTTTGATTTCTGGAAGGGAGCAGACTTCAAACTAAAGGTGCGTAAGGTGGACGGCTATATCAACTACGATAAGAGCGAGTTTGCCAATTCTGCTCCACTCTTTGGTGGAGATGACAACAAGTTGGAGACTCTGTGGAAGACACAGTTCCCCCTGAAGGAATTCACCAATCCATCGGAATTCAAGTCATACGATGAATTGAAGCGCAAGTTTGATTCTGTTATTGGTGGATCGGTAAATGCTCCACGCCGTGCAGAAGAAATTGAAGATGTAGAGGAATCCACAGAACAGGTTGCACCAAAGTCTCGTTCTGCAAAGGAAATCAAGCGTGAAAACGAAGAAGACGAGTTTTCAGGAGATGCAATGTCGTACTTTGAGCGTCTTGCTAGAAATGATGAATAAGGGGTCGAATAGATTCGACAGGCTAAAGAAGATTCAGATGGCGAATCAGAGTTGGTCGAACGGCTCTGTATAAAATCGACCAAACTATAACTGCTAATCCAGTTAGACTCGCTGCTTGAAGCGGCAAGGGAGGGGTAGAGACTCCGATATCCGCCCCTCCCCGACCATCGGATAGATCTTTTCACGAATCGTAAAGAGATTGAAATAAAACGATTCAAAAAACTGCATGAGGGTGTCCCTGCCTGATTGCTGTACTAAACAGGGAATAGATTTCGTAGATATCTGAATTGGATGTAGATCTGGACGGGGGTGCAAATCCCCCCGACTCCATGACCGAGAGTGGTGGAACGGTATACACGGCAGACTTAAAATCTGCTGCCCCACGGCTTGCGGGTTCGAATCCCGCCTCTCGGATTTTAGGGCTGATAGTTCAACTGGGGAACGCTGCCTTTGCAAGGCAGAGGTTGGGGGTTCGAGTCCCCCTCAGTCCACTGATGGAAGAATGGCTGAGTGGTTAAAAGGCACTGGTCTTGAAAACCAGCGTAGGCACTTCGTGTCTACCGTGGGTTCGAATCCCACTTCTTCCTTTCCCTTGTAGTGTAACGGTAACACCAGAGACTTTGGATCTCTTTTTCTTGGTTCGAATCCAAGCAAGGGAATTAACCTTCTCCTCCTAGACCACTTATAGTAATTGTGGCAAGAAGTGTTCCACCATCAGAATCATTAAAAGCCTGAACTACAGCATATGTAACTGCTATATCAACTGTAAAATGAATATATTGTGTACCCGCACTAGAAACTGCGAATGATGTAGTTCCACCGACTGCGTTTGCGAATGCAGTATAAGATGCAGGAACTCCAGCACTCTGTGTTACAGCGTATTTAACATTTTTTTGTCCTGAACCTAGTTCAACAGTATATGCCGTAACTAACAGTCTAACTGTAATTGGAACATTGATACTTGTATTTTGTATACCAAAATAATAATCAGTACCGTTTTGAGTCACTCCTGGACTTATTGATGGCACTCTATCTTCGCTTGCGGACAGTAGTCGTAAGCGAAGACTCTTTTTTGACTGATTGATTCTTCGCAAATTCATCTTCCGTAAACAGAAACAACAATTCCAGTTCCAGCAACATCATTTCTTACGAAGATATTTGCAGGATTTGTACATCCGACAAACAATTCATCTAGGCCACCAATCATATAATAACGATTTGCTCCTGTATCCGCAGAAGAACCGTAAATACGGAGCATTGTTGTGGATGTTGTATTCATATTTTTGATAGTCACTCCCTCTCTTAATGGGATAATATTATTGAGAGTGATTCCAACTCCACCGATAGCCGCTCCAAATGCAGTGCCCCCTCCTGCTGCTCCTGTTGCAGAAAATTGGGCAAAAAACATTGGAGGATTGGGAGATATACTCCTGATATCTGTATTGTTTAGTCTATAAGTTGACATGGTTATCCTCTTATGCCTTGTACTTTACCTCTAGAACAGGCAAGTGATTGACTTTTTTGATTGTTATTGGAGTTCCAGCCTGTTCTGCTACTATAGGTTTATGTAGTTCCAGATATTGATATTTAGGTTTACCAAATGGTTCATTTACCCAAAAAGATCTGATATCTGTAGTGTTTGCTCTGTATGTCATGTGTTTCCTTTTTATGATACTCCCGCTACAACTCTGACATTTCCAGGTGCATATGTTGATGTTAGAACTGACATTCCAGGACAGTAGGATGCAGTACAAGTATTGTTGTAGTTTTGTATCCTGATATTTGACCCAGTCAAATAGTATGTCGATCCCTGTGGATTATCCAAAGCAACTGTTGTTCCTCCCCAGTCAAGCAAATATCCTGTATAATTTTTGATAAGAACATTCTTTAGTTGAAGTGGTGTTGCTCCGTAGTTAGAATCTTTGTCTCTATCTACTGCTTTAAATCGCATTGCTTGATCTGGGAAGTAAATATTTTGCATTATAAGATGATCTGTATCCATTTCCCACCATGATGCATTACTAGAACTTGCTCCTCCCACTCCCCATGAAGCAGGATCAAACTTTGTTGCGGTGAATCCATCAAGAACGAGATCTTGTTTGATGACTCCATGACTTGCTGTACCAGATCTAGGGAGGCTCAAATATTCATAGAAAATACCCTGATTATCAAATGTACCAGTCATTACAATATTTGACCATATACCATTACTCAGTGATCTTGGATAGGTAACACCAGTTGTAGTACCGCTAGTGAAATAGTGAATTATATCGTCATGTGCGTCTACTCCTCCACCTTGTATGAAATTTGAAGCAGTGCCATTAAGACAGAGTCCCCAATCCAACCACGGAGTATCGCCAAATCTTTCTGTAGTATTATTCAACGAAACAGCGTGTGTTCGATATCCATTGAAACAATTGAACATATGAGAATTGGTAATATATGTCGATGCGAAGGCTCCACTAGCCATAGGTGTGCCATTTGCCCATCCACCACCAAATGTTGGTCCTAACAGATTGCCAGAGCCGTCACGATTTTCATTTCGAGACTCACAGCGATCCGCCCAAAATAGGCCAGAAGTAACAACAGTCGGACCAAGAGGACTTCTGATCATATTTGGGAATGCTTGTCTAAAGTTGCTATCGTTATAAAAAGTTACATCTTGAATTTTTAGTCTTTGTATGCTCGCAATAGATTGTACGGCTGTTTGAGATGATCCATTTTGAAACGGAAGAGTTACTCCAGTTACACCAGAGAAAAGTTTTACCTGTCCCGCAGTTAGACCTGGTGCTGCTTTAAGAGTTACCCACCTCTTGATAGCAGTTGTCATTGAATTAAGAATACTTGTTCCTACACCTCCTGCTTGCCCTGTTATCCCATGATAACCTTCCATAAGATATACAACAGAACCCGCAACTTCACCTGTTCCACTATTATAAGATAGATTTGCAGTTAAGCCGTTCTTAATAAAATGCATTGCTCTACCCACTGTTCTAAATGGAGCACCCGATGTTCCTTCTCCTGTAGTATCATTTCCTGTTGGTCCTGGAGAAACCCAAGCAGTACGAACAGGAACATTGTTCTTATTCACATATAGGACTAGTTCGTGGTTTCCTTCGTAACGAACCCTTTGGTGGTTTACTGATCCTGCTTGATTTGCCGCCGTTGTTGGTGGATTAGCACGATCAATAGTACCCTGAAGAATTCTTGGAATTCCTGAATTTGGATATGCAATAGCCTTTACATCTATAAACCTACTGCCTGCAATTTGAGTGAATGGATTCTGTGGATCAATGGTTATAAAATACTCATTGAATTTTGTTGCAGGATTGTACTGTTTACTCGTTACTTTTTTCCAAGGTCCACCTCCAACAGAGAATTCAACTCTATTGATATCATTAACATGATATGCAACAACACCTACAGTAAATGTTGAACCTCCGTATTCTGAAAATGGTACAGTTGTCCATCGGGCAAATGCTTTTGCATCGTATCCAAATGTTGCTGCTGTTGGTCCTGTTATTTCTGGTATAGTTGATCCTTCAGCACCACTTCCAACAAAGAAATACTGATTTGTATATTGTTCTACTGGTTGCGTTGGATATATGGTCAAACCCGTGGCTTTATCAATTGCATAACTTATGCCAGGAAAATACGATAGAGTATCCCTCATTCCAGTAAATCCATCAAAAATAGAACCTCTATTAAAGTTATTTTGAAGAGTGCTGCCCATCCAATGGTAGTAGTAATTACTAAAAATACCAGATGGATTCTCTCTTGGAGATGTGCTAATGGCATTTCTTTTCCATGAGAGAGCCGCAGGACCAGATGTATAAGTTTCATGTCCTGCTATAAACTTTGCTAATGGATAGCCATCTTCATCAAGCACAGAATCGACTCTAGCATCTAGAGTTTTCAAATATTGTAAGTAGTAAAGCATATTCTCTTGCATTGCTTGTGCTTTGTATGAAGAAACAGGAGAAGGATTTGCATCATTATCTCGATTACCCAATGATATATTGAAGTGTATTTTTCCTACATCAGAGTTCAACCAAGGCTGTATTCTTAAAACAGATGTGCTATCTGGCAATCCATTTTGCCAAGGTCTATCAACCATCATCCAGAATCTTTTAGCAGCCGCACCAGCATCCGCTGTGCTTGTTGCACCTATTGTATTATCTTTAGGCAACACAACTTGTGATCCACTATTAAGATTTAACTGTGCTGTATTGTATCTAACAGGAGTTGATGCAATAATCTTATAATCAGTAGGTCCGGATCCTGCCCCATCTACAATTTTTAGATTTAGAAGCGGAATATGAGTTGCTTTTCCACCATGCGAGGGAAGATGGGTTATTCCACTTGGAGCGTATATCGCATCGAAGCCTGGTAGAGGACTATTGCTTCCTCCTGTATGATCTGCTCCTAAAGGTCCAAAATACAAAAGTCCAAAATTTACCTTTGCAAATGTCAATCCAACCTTTTCAATTCCAATATCTCCATTATCGTACATGATTATAGGTTCTTTTGATGTTATAGAATTAACATATCCGGCAGTAAATCCTGTCATCGTACAACCAAATGTTCTTCCATATGGAGACGGATAACCAACGCTGTTATACCAAGTTCCACCTGCAATTTTTGGATTCCATAGGACAGCCTCTGCACTCATACAAGTAGCAATTGCTTTGGTTAAACCTACTGGATATAATGGATATGTGACACCAGCAACGACAGATAAACGATTATTCCATCCTGTAAATCCATTAGATCCAGTAAGAGAAAGACTGTTTACCCAATATGGATGAGAAGGATTGAATCTAGCCTCAATAAGAGCCTGTTCTGGATTCATCATACTTGTATTACCAAGCCAGTATCCAGCAGCAATGCAAGCAGGACGGCAAAGATATGTTTTCTGTCCTGCACTTGTAGTTAATACTGCATTGTGCATATAGAATCCCCACATATCAATTCCATACTGAATGACACGATTGAGAAGTGTTTTTCTTCTTTCGAGTACCCAATTGTATGCAGTACTACCAACTGGAGCAGGATTTCCTCCATCAGAGTGTACTGTTGCCAGTATTTTTGCTATATGAGTAACAACATATCCAGTTCCATATGTACTCACATCCCATGTCCAAGGAAGGCCCGAACCTACGCTTGTATCAGGATTCCAATATACTCCATAAACAGCCCTATGTGGCATTAGATTTGCGTACCCGTTACCATTTCCAAACGCACCAACTGGACCTGCAAAGAACCCTGTTGTGGCTCCACCTATTTCCCCAGTCAGAGTGTTTCTCATGGATGCAGTTATTCCAAAAAAGTTTGAAGTTGAATAACTTGCATCATTATTTGGAATCACGGCAGGTCCTGTTGGATCTGGTACTGTGATATCGCTAATATTGAATTGTGGCCTTTTGTGCTTTATTTCTTCAGGCCAAACCATTGGAGGTCTAAAAGATCCAGGTCCTGGAATGTCACCAACAACTGTAAATACACCATATCCCCGTATACATGATCTTTTTCTTGGACTATCTGGAACCCCAAAGTGGGCATATGGAGTGTTATTTGTATCAGCAGGATAGCACCGTATATCAGATGTAGGACCAGAGAAATAAGAACTAGCATGAACAAAAACATCACCAGGCTCACAGGTCAGTCTTACTGGTCTAGAGGTATTGTAATTGTTATTCACTTTTCCTGAATTCTTTTCCCATAAAACTGGATCAAAATATTGTCTTAGATAACTATTACCTGTAAATCCTGGTCCTATGTTTGGAGAACTCATAGGTTGTCCACCAGGATTTATTATACCAAACATTCTTGAGTCGAATGCAGATTTACCATCATAAAAAGAGGTTCCTCTGGCGGCAGCATCAAAAGCATTATCAAGAGGATCCATTCCTCTAACAGTATAATTACCAGGTCCACCTGTAGGACCAAACATTGTGGTTGGTGTAGGATTTTTTATTATTCCGTTTACATATACATCTAATTTTCGATATTGACTAACAGGAATACCAACGCTTGTTGATCCTGGAATACAAGTCAATCCAGGATGATATTCTGGTCTTGGATAACAGGAAACAAGTTCAAGACCGCTTATTCCCTTTACCCAAGGAGTTCCATCAATATATCTTCCTTGTATAACACTTTTATTGAACACCCACATAAAAGTCACACCATTCATATCGTAAGTAACAATATTTCCAGTAAGAGGAGGACCACTTAATTCATTTGCAGTTGTAACCCCAGAAGTACTAGGAAGAGCAACCAAGCCGCCGCTGGTGTCCTCAATAAAAGGTTTTCCACCATTTCCACTTGTGTCAGATCGAACAAATCTGAATTTTGCACTTCCCAATGAAATTCTCTGTTGATTGTCTGGCATGATTTCTCTCTTTTTTGTTCATAGACTACATAATAGTACGCTAATATGTATTTGGAGAATATTCACAATGGAAGGAAATAATGGAGCAGGAAAAGGGGACACCTACCGTCCTGTGGACTATCAGAAGTGGTCAAGCAATTGGGATGCCATATTTGGTAAGAAAAGTGAGAAAAAGAAGCCTGTAAAAAAGAAGAAACCTAAAAAGGCTTGACTTGTGTTAACCCTTTGAATGATCGTAAAGCCAATGGCAATTTGGACATAATATCAATAGATTATCCTCCGCATTGATCTCAGAAAGAAGTGATGTTAGTGGATAGTCTGCTATGGGACGCTTATGGCAAACTTCAACATGATGTTGCCATCCGCATTTTTCACAGCATTTTATTTCCAATGCTTTCTTTGATGATCTTGCCCTTGCTCTTACAAGGGCGAAGGCAGATGACCGATGGTGCTTCTCATAAATCGCTTCTTGTAGTGTTATGTCTTTTGCATCCCTCACTTCATGGAAGCAAGATTTGCAATATTTTCTACTACTCCTGATAGGACATTTACAAGATTCACATTTACCCTCAACTGATCGTTTTGGGATATTCTTGTTAGAAATAATAGTAGAACAAGAACGAGAACAAAATTTAGGATTATTTGTTTCTTTTCCACAATTGAGACAAGTTCTTGACATGAGCGGAACCTCCATATATACTATGTAGTATAAGACAGTGTTTCCATTACCCGTGTATCGGCTCAATCTTCTAAATTGTAGTACCGTAATTGGATTTATACAGGTTCGATTCCTGTCACGGGTGTTCTGATCGAAAATAGCACTTGTAGCCCAATGGCAGAGGCGGTAGATTTAGGTTCTACTTAGTGTAGGTTCGAGTCCTATCAAGTGCATTTCTCCTAAATAACAGCATACAAGGAGAACCGTATGCTGAAATTTGCAAAATTCCAAGAAATAGACATCATCACAGAAGCCGAAGACAAGGCAACAGGTGGTGTCACGCACCTCACCC